TTAAATGGGCTGCGCCACCAGATCGTGACCTTGAGCACTCACAATGCGCGCCTTGGTGAACTCTCCCACCTTGAGTGTCTTGCTGATTTTTTCTGGCGGAAGCAAGCGCACTACGCCGTCGATCTCAGGTGCATCTGCGTAGCTACGACCGACACCACCTTTGCGTCCCAAGGCCGGGGCCGAATCCACCAGGACCTGCATGACGGAGCCCACTCTACGCTGCAAGCGTGCAGCAGAAACCTCCTCGGCAACTTGCATGAATCGCGCGCGACGCTCCTCGCGAACTTCCAACGGCAACATTCCCGGCAAATCATTGGCGGTAGCACCATTCACTGCGCTGTATGCAAAGCAACCGGCGCGGTCGATCTGAGCCTCTCGCACAAAATCCAGCAAGTGCTCGAACTCTTCTTCAGTCTCTCCGGGGAAGCCCGCGATAAAGGTGCTCCGCACCACCAATTCAGGGCAGGCCTCACGCCACTTTTGCAAGCGCTCCAGATTTTTTTCACCACTGGCAGGGCGCTTCATGCGTCGCAGCACATCAGGGTGACTGTGCTGCAAAGGAACATCCAGGTAAGGCAGTACCCGACCTGTTGCCATCAAGGGAACTATTTCATCCACAGTCGGATAGGGGTATACGTAATGCAACCGAACCCAGGCACCATAAGGCTCCGCAATTTCGCCCAGGGTCTGCACCAGCTCCAGCATCCGCGTCTTGACCGGTTTGCCATCCCAGAAGCCGGTGCGGTATTTCACATCCACGCCATAAGCCGAGGTATCCTGGCTGATGACCAACAATTCTTTGACGCCACCTTCAAACAAAGCCCGCGCTTCGGTCAGCACATCGCCAATGGGGCGCGACACCAAATCCCCGCGCATGCTGGGAATAATGCAGAACGTGCAACGGTGGTTACAACCTTCGCTGATTTTCAAATACGCGTAATGACGCGGCGTAAGTTTGACACCCGCCACACCGAATGATTGCGGCACCAAGTCTAAAAAGGGATCATGCGGCTTGGGCAAATTCAGGTGTACCGCATCCATTACTTCCTGGGTTGCATGCGGCCCTGTAACGGCCAACACCTTGGGATGCATCTGACGAACCATGTTGTCGCCACCCTCAGTGGTTTTCGCACCAAGACACCCAGTCACAATCACGCGCCCGTTTTCAGCAAGCGCCTCGCCGATGGTGTCCAGACTCTCCTTCACCGCATCGTCAATAAACCCGCAAGTGTTGACGATGACCAAATCCGCCCCCTGAAAGGTCTTGGATGTCTGGTAACCCTCCGCACTAAGCTGGGTCAATATGAGTTCAGAGTCGGTCAGCGCCTTGGGACAACCTAGGGATACCATACCTATACGCGGGATTTTTTCTTGTATTTCGTTCATGGGGTGTAGTTTGACAGGTCTTGTTTACAGCTATACGCGGTTCAGTGATCCGCGCCAGGCCACGGGCCACAGCAGCGAACGCCAGGCGGCATACGCTGCCAAATGGGCTGCCGAACATGGCCTACTCCTGGACGAATCACTATCGATGCGGGATGAGGGCTTGTCGGCCTATCACCAGCGACACGTGAAATCCGGTGCGCTGGGCGTCTTTCTGGCAGCGGTCGAAGAGGGCCGGATACCACAGGGCTCGGTTCTGGTGGTGGAAGGCCTCGACCGCCTCTCACGGGCTGAGCCGATCCAGGCGCAGGCCCAATTGGCCCAGATTGTAAATGCTGGCATCGCAGTGGTCACCGCCAGCGATGGCAAGGAATACAGCCGGGAGCGGCTCAAGGCCAACCCGATGGATCTGGTGTATTCGCTCCTGGTCATGATCCGCGCCCACGAAGAGAGCGACACGAAGAGCAAACGGGTGCTGGCCAGCATCCGGCGACAGTGCGAGGGCTGGATCGCTGGCACCTACCGTGGCCTCATCCGCAACGGCAAAGACCCGGTGTGGCTGCGCCTGGTGGACGGCAAGTGGGAGGAAATACCCGAGCGGGTGGCGGCCGTGCATGAAGGCCTGCGCCTGTATTTGATGGGCTACGGTGCCACCAAGATCATCGAGCGCCTGACCGAGCAGAATTTATCGCTCACCGGGCGCGGTCCACAGGCGCTGCAGATCTACCGCCTGGTCAAGCAACGGGCACTGATCGGGGAAAAGGAGCTGACCCTCGGAGCTGAAAGCTACCAGCTGCCGGGCTACTACCCTGCTCTGCTGACCACGGCCGAATGGGACGGCCTGCAGCTGGCCAACAACGGCCGTGGGCGGCGCAAGGCTAAGGGACCGGTACCACACATCCTGACCGGCTTGGGCATCACAGTCTGTGGATATTGCGGGCGCGCCATGGTGGGGCAAAACATCGGCACCCGCAATCGGGATGCACAGGGGCGCATCCAGGACGGGCACAGACGTCTGCACTGCACCAGCTACTCGCACGGCGGGTGCCAGGTCAGCGGCTCGGTGTCGGTCGCCCCCTTTGAGCGCGCTCTGATGACCTACTGCTCGGACATCGTCAACCTGCAGGCGCTGTACGGCGCGGATCGCTCTGCAGGCCCGCTGGCAGCTCTGACGCACGCCAGGCAGCAGCTGGCAGACGTGGCTACCAAGTTGGAGCGCCTGACCGATGCCATGCTGGCCAGCAGCGAGGACGGCGTGCCTCTCACCTTCGCCAAGCGAGCCCGTGAGCTGGAAGCCGAGCAGCAGCGGCTGCAGGAGGTTGTCCAGGCGGCAGAGCGCGATCTGGCCGCAACGGCCCGCACTGACATCAAGGGCACCGATGAGGAATGGAAGCGCCTGGTGGACGGCGTGGAAGCCCAAGACTACGACGCACGCCTGCAGACCCGCCAGCTGGTGGCCGACACGTTCGAGCGGATCGTGATCTATCAGCGTGGTGTGCGGCCGACAGAAGACAAGGGCCCTATGGACATGATGCTGCTGGCCAAGGGCGGCACAGCCAGGCTGCTGCGGATCGGGCGCGACGGCCAGCTGATCATGTCGGAGAGCCTTGAGCAGCCCACAAACGCAAAAAAGCCCCCCACCCCGTGAGGGATGGAGGGCTAAGGCCGTGAACATTGGGCACGGCAGGAGACAACTGCAAAAAGGCTCAAGGTGCAGGCGTGAAGTCCACGTAGAACTGCTGGCCAGGCTTGAACTGCTCTGCAGCTTCCTGGTTGATCGTTCCCATGTTGATTTCGCCATAGGGCGTCCACTTGAAGAACGACTCGTTTTCCGGGCTACCGCCAGTCACCGGCTGCAGCTTCACACTCTTGTTGCCGCCTTCGGATTCAGTGACCGAGACGACTTTGAACTTGGCACGAACGCCCATAAAAAACTCCTCATTGATGCTTCACCGCTTGAACACGGTGGGTGAAGAAAACCGGAAATTCAAAACAGCCCTGCAGGCTGCGCGTCCACATCCCAGCTGCTGATCAGCAGCTCCATGCGATCGATGCCTTGGCCACCGCCCACCGTGTACTTGATCGGCACTTCCTCGACGTGCAGGCCAGCGAAGCATTCGCGGATCTGCGGGTGGTCGTTGATGCTCAGCAGCGCCTTGCCCTTGATCTCACGCATGAGCGCGGCCATGGCCACGTATTCCTCAAAGGGAAACGGCACGCCATAGCCCTCGGTCTCCCAATACGGCGGGTCCATGTAGAAGAAGGTGTGCGGCCGGTCGTACCGACGTATGCATTCCTTCCAGTCCAAGCGCTCGATGTACACGCCCTGCAGGCGCAACCAAGCTGTGCTCAGATCCTGCTCGATGCGCATCATGTTGGGTGCAGGCGCAGTGGTAGCAGTTCCCCAGCTCTGACCCTGCACGCGGCCACCAAAGGCCTGGTGCTGCAGGTAATAGAACCGGGCGGCGCGCTGGATGTCCGTCAGCGTCTCGCTGGGCGTGATCTGCGTCCACTTGAAGATCTCGCGGCTGCTGAGCGCCCACTTGAACTGACGCACAAACTCCTCCAGGTGGTTCTGCACCACCCGATACAGCGTGACCACGTCGCCGTTGATGTCGTTGATGACTTCCACCTCGGCAGGCTGCCGCAGGAAATACAGGGCTGCGCCACCGGCGAACACCTCGACGTAACAGGTGTGCTGGGGAAAGCGGCGCAGGATGATGTCGGCCAAGCGGCGTTTGCCGCCCAGCCAGGGGATGATTGGGGATGCCATCGTGAGGGTGTCCAGTTGGGGTTGTTACACTTGGCCCGCCTCCCGGGAGGTGGCAGGGCCTTGGCTGGCTCACGGCTATATCGTGGATTGGCGGCTCGGCTGGGTGTTGACGCATCCAGTCGGGTCGCCCTGTCTTTACGGTGTGCCTCTCACTGCGTAGGCGTCTGCACGGCAGCTGGCGTAGGCGACGTTGATGTCGTCGGCTTCGCGGGTGAGCCGCTGAAGTAGTCCGCTAAGCTGCGCTGAAAGTAGCCCTCCTCCTTCGGTGGCGTCGCCTGGACGATCACCGGGGGCGGCGGGAGGGTCGTCTTGGGGGCGACCACTACCTGGCCCACATCGAGCGGCGTTCGGGTCGCGCAGCCGCCCAGATGGATCAGCGAGAGCGCGTAGACGATCAGACAAACTTGCAACTGTCTTTTGATGGGCGGCATCTTTCAGCTCCTGGTCATTCTTGAAGGTTTGCAGGGCCTGCTCGGCCTTGCGGGTTTTCTGGATCTCCAGCGCCAGGCGATCGGCTGCGGCCCGCTTGGAGCCCTCGATCTGCGCCTGCGCTTCGTACATGGCGCGGTCGTACCCGCGCCGCTCGATGTACTGCTCCCCAAGAAAAAGCAGCACCAGCAAGGCCACCACGGCCGCGATCTTGATGAGGATGTCAGTCATGCCAGGGCCTCCCCCGCCAGATCCGTCAGATGCTCGCGGTCAGTCAGGCCGATGAGGCCACCGTTGACGCGCTTCGTCACCTTTTCCGGGTCGCCGATCATGCTGTCAGGGATACGGTCCTCCCACCACAGGATCGCAGCCCGCAGCGCGTTGTCGGGCTGACTGAGCTGGTCGGGATCGCTGACTAGGTCAACGCCCATAAGCTCGCCGACATGGGCGTAGGCATCCTTGCCGGTGAGCTGGATCGGCGTGCGGCCGCGATACTTCCAGCCATCGCCCAGCGCCGTGTTGCCCATGCGGCCGCCGTACACGCGGTTGGCCAAGGCCTCCGGGTTGTAGGCAAACGGGCGGGCATCGTTGACCGTGGGGAAGCGCTTAGGCCACACCTGACACAGCCGCTCGGCGCTGTAGTGCAGGTTTTCGGTGAACTGGGTCAGGCCCGCGCTTTCGTGCAGGATCTGGCCGAGGAAGTCATCCAGCTCGGTGTCCCCGAGGCTGAAGGTGCTATCACCCACCTGGCGCGCGAAAACTTCGGCCCACTCAGCGGCAACGGCGGGTTTAACTTGGCAGTGCAGCAGAATGTCCAGCCACTGGCTTGCGTCTCTTTGAATCATGGGTTACCCCTCTTTCACTCTGGTTCGGATGATCAGCACGGCAAACCCCAGCAGCACAGCGGTTTCCGCGAAGGAAGGTGCTTGGTGCAGCACCATTTGTGATGTGGACGTATGCACGCCCAAAGCAGCCAGGAATGGCGTGGCCACAGCTCCACCGCCCCCGAGCGCGAGAAGCGCCCAGGCCAGCGCCTTGAGGCCGTCCACCACGCGGTCATGGCGGCTCATGCCTGGCGCGAAGGGTGCGGTGCGCTCTAGCTTGTTGAGTGCTTCGGCCAGGATGACGAATCCGGCCAGCCAATGCAGGATCTGCAGCGTGGTGCTCATGGGTTGCTACCTCCTGAAGCAGCAGGTGGAGTGCCAAACTTGGCAATGAGGATGAGCAGCACCCGCTGGGCACCGCCGCCGACACCAAATGCGGCGCTGAGCAGCAGCGCGTCCGGCAGGTTGGCCAGCAGCAGGGCCAGCGGCGTCAGGTAGCCCGCTGTCACGCTGCTGGCGATCGCCACAAACATGCGCTTGAACGTGGTGCGCACCAGCTGCTGCCAGGTATCCCCCTCACTGGGCACGCTGTCGAGCAGGATGATGGCCACCAGGCTTCCAAAAAAGCCCGCGATGAGCACGTCCGCTCGCAGGCCCAGCGGCACGCCGAATGCGGTCAGCATCGGCACGGACAGGCCTGCAGCGGCATACGTGGCGGCCGCCACTGCAGTGGTTGAAGTGGGTTCTGGCATGAAATTCCTCGGGTTTCAGGTCGTAAAAAAGCCGCTCTGTGGCGGCTTGCATGGAGGTAGTGCAGTCAGGGGCTACAGTGGCGGCCACTCGGATCGAAGTAGTCCAGCAGCGTCTGGCAGACCCACAGGGCCGGAGCCGTGCGCCACCCACTGGGCGTGGCGATGTAGCGTGTCAGCCGGTCGGTCACCAGCTCACGCGGGCGCTGTGGCCACTGCCAGAAAAGCAGCGAGGCCAGCGTCCAGTTGGCCAGCCAATCCGTCACCCACCCAACCACCAGCGCCGGGAATGCCAGCACCGTGGCCGTGCGGGTGAGCCGCTTGGTCAGCCAGGCGCGGTAAAAGCCCATGATGAGCACGTACAGCAGCCAGAAGCCGTACAGGTAGAGCACAACCCAGCCCAGGGCGATCAGCGCGGCCGTCATGCTGGCCACACTGCAGCGGGCAGATCTGCCTCGATGTCCGCGATGCTGGTGGGCATGGGGCGCTGACCAGATGAAACCTTGGCGAGGATGTCATAGGCAGCCGCCCACGTTGCATCGCGTAGGTTCACGCAAGCCTGCCCCTCAGCCTTGAACTTGGCCACCGTACTTGTGGCGTAGGTGCAAGCGGAGAGGATGCCGTCGTAGTTTCGCTGACGGGCGAAGACGTCCAGACGTTGCTGAATGGAGAAGGTGAATTGCGCCTCAAGTTGCTGTGACGTAAGAGGTACTGGTTTTGACAACTTAGAGTATTCAGCATCACTGATTTCGACACAGCCAGGCGGGAGCAGTTGCTCACCACCATTTGCAACGTCCTGAATGCTCAAAAAGTGCAGAGAGTTATCCGGTGATTTGTAGTTGGGCATTTTGTGATCCTTGTTAGCGCAATTCACTAATAACTACAGATGAGTACCCGCCAGCTTCGTAGTAATAAGCTGCACCAGGAGGAATAATCACATTGCAGGCTTCAGTACTACCTGCGTTATTTCCAGCATTCGAGCTTGAAATAGATGCAAGCCGGCTTGAGTTGACAACAATGCCGACATTCCACGAAGTGTTGTTTTCCGCAATGTGTATTGCTGCAACTATCGGCTTACCTGTTGTGTTGTAGTAGGTTGTGCCGATCGTCCTACTGCCCGTCACGTTCTGCCAAGTTTGCCCATAGCCCAAAGAGGCCATGGCTACCAAAGCCTGACCACCAACACCTTGCTTTAGTGCAGCATCAGTCGCCCAAGTCCCCGCTGTAGCTTCGGTGATGTCCAGGAAGCCGACGACACGGAACGGCACACTGGTGCGCGCCGTGGTGCTATAGATCACGCTCGCTGACGTTGCGGCCGCACTGATTGCGGTGGTACTGATCAGCGTTGTTTCGTCCAGGTTGACACCACCGGCAAGGTTGACAATAGCCAGCTCTACAGTGCCCGCGTTGTCAATCGCTAACAGAACCAACCGCGCCGCCGTCGCAGCAATCGTTCCAAGCGTTGCACCCGAAGGCACCACCAAAGAGAGTGCGGAACCAACCGTGCGGGTATTTGGTACACCAACCGAGAGTGTCGCGCTGCGAAAGTCCAACGAGGTAGGGTTCAAACCCACCGTCAGGGCGTTGGCCGCAACGGATGAGGTGATGGGCTGAATCTGCCGAGAACTGGCGACGGGTGGCAACGGGTCCAAGATCACCCAATGTGTGCCATCAAACACTAGATCAGACTTTACGGCTGCCACGATCGTGGGATCGATCTTTGTACCCGTGCTGTCGTATTGCTTGATGCCGTAGGCCGTACCACCGTTGGCAGCTAAGGTGCACGCCACGCCGCCGTTGGACACGTTCCACGTCACCTGGATACGCGTGTCGGCCTGTGCCAGCACCTTGGGGGTCGTGGCCACCGTGTAGGCCGTAGCGATTCCTGCCGTGGTTACTACCAGCGGCTTCGGCGTGGTGCCGCGCCAGGCACTGGTGCCATCCGAGCGGATCTCTTGGTAGTCGAACTGGCTGTTGAGCGTGAACGACGTGCTGCCGTCGATCGTGTCACTGCCAGCACGGTTCACGGTGACCGTATTGGCCGTGCTGTCCAGACGTTTGAACTGAAACACCGCGCCCACTGCGGCCGAGGCAGCGGGCAGGTTCAAGATCACGTTGCCTGCAGTGGCGTCGATCAACAGCAGGCCCGCGTTGGCCTGTGTGAGCGCCGTGGTGCCTGCCACCACAGCAGCCAGACCCACGCCCAGGGTCTGCAAGCAGTCCCAGGCGTTGCCCAGCCCGAGCTGGAAGTTGGCAACGCTCACGCCGCTGGGCGTGTCTGCCTTGGAGCCGTCAATGTACTGACGGGCGATAAGAGCTGTCATGTTCAATACCCTTGTAAAAGCGCATCCACCGTCGCTGCCACTTGCGTGCCTGCGCTGTTGATGCAGATGATGTTGGGACCCTGCGTGGCATCCTTGTCCGTGTACTGCGCGTCGATCGCGGCCCCGCCTGACTGCAATGTGAGGTTCACATTGGTAATCACGCGGAACTTGCCGACCGCCCCCGCCAGGCGGGAGCCTGCGGCGCTGATCGGTACGCTACCCAGCCGCAGATTGATGTCGGGCACGTCCACCTGCGCCGTGAGCCGGGTGATCTGCTGCTGCAGCAAGCCTGCACCGCACACCACCTGAAACTCGTAGGGCTGCACCGTGGCCTGCACCTCGCCAGGCCATGGCAACCAGGCAGGCTTGCCAGCAAACATGGCCGCACTTCCCGACTGAATGAACGCTGCCGAGCTGCCACCTTGCGCCCACACGGCCGCAGGGTTGCTGGGACGGTAGTTCACCTGGTACTGGCTGGCTGACACGGTGTGCAGCAGCGTCATGCGCCCAGCGCTCGCCGGGTAGAAGGTGGGCGGCGCGTAGCTGATGCCCGCATAACTCACCTGCAGTGCCGGGTCACTCGGTACCGCACTGAGCGCACCTTGTGAAGCGCTGCCAAATGCGGCCGCCTGATTAGTGGCCACGATGTTGCCACCCGACACGCTGGCCACACCGGTGATGGTGCCCGGCCAGCCCTGCGCCTTGTAGTCGCTCGCCTGGATGACGTTTGCAGTCGTCGCATCGCCGAGCTGGGTGACCACATAGGCACTGGTGGGCGATTCGTTGCCATAAACGTCCACCGCCCGCAGCATGAAGGTCAGCGGCCCTTGCGGTACCACGCTGGCCTTGTAGGGGCTGTCGGTGATGATGTCGGTGTGCAGCGGGATCGCGTCCACCCAGCTCCGGTTGTTGCCGTACTGATACTTGATGCGGTACCCGGCCAGCAGCGTGCTGGGGTAGGTAACCGCCGTCCAAGTGAAGGTGTCAGCACCGTCAAACACAAAGCTGCTGACCGCTGGCGGTGGCAGCTTGAGCATGTAGCCGGTGGGCGTATAGCTATACGCAGGCACATCAAACAGCGCCTGCTCACCACCGCCATACACGTTAAAGCTAGTGAATTTGAAATACACCGGCTTACCCACTTGGCTAGGCTGAAGCGGGTCGCTTTTGGCAACTGCACTGTCCACCCGCACCACGGTTGCCTGATTGGCTGCACGCGCCTTTGGCGTGGTGTAAAACGCCCCACGGGTCAGGGTGGTCAGGTTGTAGGCGTTGGCACCGGTGAGTGCAGCCGTTTGGTAGGCCAGGTACTCACCACCCTGCGCATCGCCCACGAACACCAGCGTTTCGCTGTTGGCAGCATCGGCCGCGCTGCCGCTCAGCAAGGTGCCACCTTGCCCGGTCAAGGCCACACCCAAGGTATCTGTGCCTAATGTTCCAAGGGCTGCGCTCAGAGCACCGTAGCGGGTGCCACCACGTACCGTGCCCACCTGCCGGTAGCTCACCCCGTCATTGCTGGCCCAGATCCGGCAGCCGCCCCACAGGGATGTGAGGCCACTGAGTGCAATCCATACCTCCAGGCCAGTGGTGGTGAGCTGCACAGGTGGCTCAAAAAAGAACGGCAGCGAAACGTCTCCGGGCGAGGCGTTGTAATTGTGAGCAAAGCCGGAACCGGCCTGCACGCCATACGCGGGTGCGCTGGCCATGCCGATCGGGCAGTCTTCGGCTTCCACATCAAAGTCGCCGCCTTCCAGCTCGGACACCTTGTTGATGCGCACCGGGATACGTGTGAGAGCCAGGTAAACGTCGGACACAGTGACCAGATCCAGCGGCTCCAGCAGGCCGAACGTCCAGGGCAACTGAAAGCGATAGAGGTTGCGCACCCCCAGCTCGCGCTGCAGCAGCAGGGACACCAGCATTTGCGCCACAGCAGGGTCGCATATGGCGTGGGCCTCGACCACTTCCTTGGTGCGCAGGCCCCGGCGCTCGATGTCGGCTGCATCCTTGGCTTCGGCCACTTCCAGGTTGTACTGGTTGTTGCGGTTGCTGTATTCCAGCCGCACATGGTTGTAGGTGTCGTCGTTGGCGCGCCGCTCGATTTTGAGCGGATCGTCATCACCGCTGCCCACCAGGAAGTGATCGTCGGTGAGGTCATACACCGGGGTGATCGTGGGCGAGAAGCTAGCACCGTTGGCAGCACAAGATGCGTCGCCCAGCGGAACGAACTTGAGCATGCCCTGCGACCAGGTCACATCGGTGTTGCTCAGCGACAGCAGGTACTGCAGCCATTCGGCCGCTGGCTTTTGCTGCACCAGCGCCGGGCTCATGAGCAGGTTTTGCGCCAGGGCATAGTTGCTCCAGGCGGCATAGCTGCCTGCCCGACTAGCGGGAAAGTTGGCACCGTAGCGGGCATTGGTGAGCAGATCCTGCGCGATCGCGGCCGGATTGGCATCACCGCTGGCCACCACCTCCCATGGTGTGCTGACCTCAAAGCTGTGGTTTGACACCGTGGCATCACTGCCCAGGTCGTAGGCAGGCGCGTACACGTAGGTGAAGCCGTTGTAAGCCAGTGCCTGCGCCGGGTAGTTGCTTTGCAGAAAGCCCCAGACCGCCTGACCGGGTGCGCCGGTGGCAAGGCCCAGGCCCATGGCCGCATGCGCGCCTACACCGGCACCTGTGACCTGGTACTGGATGGTGACTTGCTGACCGATCAGGCCAGCGGCAAAGGTGTATTGCCCACCCGAATTGACTGTGTAATCAGACCCTTGCTTGAGCAACATATCAAGCGCTCCATGAACCTGGGTCCCAGGCTTCGCTGCGCGAGTCGGTGACCTGCGCGTTTTGTAAAAAGCTGGCTGCTTGCGAAACGGTGACAACGCCACCAGGCGGCACCGTTACCATCTCTGTGATGGTGCGAGGCACGCCGCTGGTGAGCTGCACGCCGTCATACCGCTGCTTGCCTTTCCAGCCGGAAATAATCGAATTGATCGGGCCTTCGCCCAGGATCATGAGCACCGCCGCCGTGTAGGTAAAAGAGGTGTTTTCGGACTTGACGCCGCCACCACCTTTGCCACCGGAACTTTGGGTGCTGGTGTGTGGAATGGCAGTGAAGCCGCCATACCAAGCCAAGTTGCCGCTCACGCGGGCCCGGCCGTAGATCAGCGGAATGGCCGAGCCGTAGACCGCTGTTTGCACCCGCAGGTTGCCCGCTGCGGGTTCGACGTTGCTGATGGTTTGACCGCCACTCATGTCAGGCCTCCTGCTCGCAATCCAGCGCCCGCAAGCGCCAGAACATCACCGGCCGCGAGGCCAGCTCGGACTCCTGCAGACGCCCCAGCACGACGCACCCGGCATCCTTGTGGGCATGCACGATGGAGCCATCACCGTCGACCACGAACGCGCCGTGGCTAAAGGTGCGGCCGAAGCGCCACACCGCCACGTCGCCCGCCTGGACGAAGCCGCGGTCGATGGGAGTGCCATACACCTCCAGCCATTTCAAAAACAGCTCATCGCCACGGTGCAGGTGCCAGTCAGGGGCATAGGGTCGCGGGTCCAGCTCAGCGGCCACCAGACCCACGTTGGCGCATACGCGCACCAGGAGCATGGCGCAATCGACGCCCACGCCCTTGACGTCTGCCAGGTGGTGGTAAGGGGTGCCGAGCCAGCTCAAGGCCTCTGCAACAAGTTTCTGGCGGGGTTCTTGGGTCATGTCACGGTCTCGGGCAGCGGCACATAGGGCATGCCCCGGAACCGCTGCAGGTTGTTGAACTTGGCCGCGCAGGTGGCTGCCGTCTTGTCGCAGCCCGCTGAGGCGGTGAAGGTGTCGCCCACCGACACGGTGAACGGAAGCGGCCTCGCGAACTGCAGGGCTAGGACAGTGCCGCCCGATGGCTGGGCCTGCACCGTGCGGCCAATGCCGGTATTGGCCCCTGCCGTGAACCGGACAATGCCCAGCTCCAAATACCGGGCCGCGATGCTGGATGCCATGGACACGGTGATCAGCGGATTGCTGCCACTGCCCACTGCGGTGACCGTGCCGTTGACACTGAAGGTGGACCGCAGTGCGGTGCAGTTGGCGTCATACAGGTCGTTCAAGCAGCCCGACTGATACAAGTTGCGCGGCAGCTGTTGGCTGAGCTGGGTGAGCTGGCTTTTGACAATTACCTCGGCACCCATGCGCGATGGATACACATCGGCCACCGTGCCTGCAAACCACACCAGACTACCTTGCACCGCGCCGGAGTCATTCAGGTACACCCGCTCCAACAGAATGCTGGCACCGTCAAGACCGCCTGCGGCCGCGAAGCCAGGCAGTGCTTTGCCGTCGATCGTGACAGTCGGGCCGCTGAATGTGGTCTTGAGCTGATCGACCTCGATGCCGCGCACCCACTTGACGCGATCGCGCTGGATGACAGGGCCACGCACAAAGGTGCGCGCGTCGGGCAACGTGATATCCACATCGGCATCGGTCCAGCGCAACAGGGTGCCGCTGGCCACCTTGAGCGTCCACAGATCGAACTGCAACGCCTGGCGCGCCGTGTTGAAAAAGGTGACCAGTTGTGGGGATGCAGTCTTCATGGCCGGAAGCTCTTGAACTCGACAGACTTGGCGCTGTACATGTCCTGCAGGAATTGCTCCATGGTGATTTCGTCCTGCAGGAACCGGCAGCGGAAATAAAAGGTGCCGCTCCAGGTCAAGGCCTGCCCGCTGGTGGGCGGACTGGCGAATGTGACGCTGGTGAGGTCGGCACTGAATGTGACCGAAGTCGTAGTGCCCGCCACCTTGATGACGGCACCACCGCTATTCACTCCCCCCACCGGCTCCACAAAACCGCCCAGCGTGCGGGTCAGGGCGAAGGTGGTGGTGACACCATCGCCCGTGCCGAACTGCTCATTGGTGGCAGTGCAATCGCGCGGGTCGAGGTAGAGGAAGTCGTCGTAACGGCCGCGACGGGCATTGATGAAGCCCACCAGCTGCTGCCACTCCGTCCAGCCGCCCGATGCGCGCAGGACCTCGAAGGGCAGTTTGAAGTGCCACAGCGGGTAGAGGCGCTTGCCCAGCGTGTACTGGCGGCCGCTGGCAGAGTCGCGCACCTGGGTGGACCACACCGGGTTGCGCATGACGCTGAAGGCCAGGCCCGCAAGGGTCGGAAAAATTGCGTTGCTCATGGCGGCTGTAAATTCGTAAATGCCTCCCCACCCGAGGGTGGAGAGGCTTGGGGTTGCGTAGATCAGTACGCGAAGTCGCGCTTACGACCGGCCAGCACTTTTACCAAGGCGTCGCCGTTGTCTCGGAAGAGGCGAGCCACACTCTGGGCATCGGTGGCATGCACATGAAGCGTGTAGCTGTCGCCACCCGAACCACCCGGCCCTTCATCGGCCAGGTTGCGGATGACGTCAGCATGCTTGGCGGGCAAGATCATTTCGCGGGCGTGGGCTTGCACGATGGGGTTAACCGATCCGGGGATGTCGTAACCACCTGACGCGCTCGCCATGGGAGCGAACGACATCGCTGCAGCGGCCATGGCTGCACCAAAGCCAGGCGCGGCCATGTTTAAGGGAAACGGCGCGGCCGCCATACTGGCGACACCACCGGCCCCTGCCTCTGCCGCTTTTTCCGCGATCGTGGACTGCGCGGCCACCTTGCCCAGAATCAGGTTCTTGATGTGCACCATCAACCAGTCTGCGGCGATCTTGGCCAGCGCCTGGCTCACCGCCTGGGTGATAGATTGCCATAAACCCTGAAACACGCCACGCAACGTGAGACCGCCCTGCAGCGTCTTTTGAAAGACGCTCTGGAAGCCGGTGCCCATCGTATTGATGACGTCCAACGTGTAGCGCTGAGATTCCTTAGTAGCCTGGTTGCGGATCTCACTCAAACGCGCCTGGTGCTCACGTTCGGCCTGCTCAATCATCTGGTGGATGCGCTCGATCTCCACCGGGTTCTTGTCGGGATCTGCCTGGGCAATGCGCTCGCGCTCTTTCAAGCCTTCCAGCGCAATCGCACTGCGGCGATTCTCGAAGGCCTCCAAACGCTGCAGCATGTCTGCCTGAGTGATGGTGCCCAAATCACGCTCAAGCTGCGCTTGCATCTGCTCAGCCTGCACCTCGGCCAGTTGGGCATCGCGAGCTGCTTGGGCGCGATCCATGTCGATCTGCTTGAGCTGCTCGACCGCCAGCCGTTTGGTGGCCACGATCTTCTTCTGGACTTCCTCGTACTCTTTGCTCTCAGCGCTATAACGATCTTTTGCCAGCGCCAATTCTTTATCGAGGATTTCCAACCTTGCATTCGTGTTGGTTTTATATGCTGCCTCTTGAGCAACAAACGCGGCCATCTTGTGGTTGTAGTCATCCTGCACCAAACCAAGCTCTAGATCAGCGACCTTGCGCCTCACAGCGATGTTTTCAGCGCTCCCATCTTTGGTTATGGCAACTTTGTCTTGCCAGAATTTCAACTCAGCCTGTTTACTAAACTGAGCTAGAGAGCCTTCCAAGTTCATGCGCTCTTGATAGGCCAACTTTTGCTCAGCCAGCTGGGCTTCCCACAACCCGGTGCGTGGCGTTTCCTTGGTAGTGCCGTTGGACTTGCCGAAGTCCCCCATGGTCTTGGTGCCAGACTTCGGACCCGCCACGGCCGTCTTGTCGCCGTACAGCCGCTCCATGTGGCGCTTGACTGCATCGCCGGTTTCATTGCCCACATCCAGAAAGTTCTGGAAGGCACCGCTGAAGGCTTGGCCGACACGCGTACCGACCTGCTTTGCAGACTCGTAAGCGCCGCTGAAGTCACCGGCAAACAGCTTAGCGAACACATCGCCGATAAGGCCAGCGCCATCCACGATGAGGCTGAAGGCTTCAAAAATTACGCCCGCCACTGTCTTGACGGCACCCTTCACCACCTCGAAGACGGCCAGCAGGCCCATCATCGCGCCCTTGAAGACTTGCACCACATAGGGCCCGGTGCTGGCAAAGTACTCAGCCAACTCGGTGAACACTGGCATGACGGCATCACCGATGGTTTTCTTGACTGCCGTGAGCACATCGCCCACGTCATTCATAGCCATCTTGTAGGCCTTGCTGGCAGCGACGTTGTCTTGACTGATCGTCAGACCCAGCTCTTCGTTCTTCTTGCGCGCATCTTCCAGCACACCCGTGTTGAGCTTCTGGAACTTCATCACGTCATCGATGCTCTTGCCGAAGAGCGTCTGAGCGTAGGTGTTCTGGTCGAGACCAGCCTTGTATTCACCCACCGAGTGCAGCGCCTCATTGAAAAGCGTGTTGCTGTCGCGCAGGTTGCCATTGGCATCGCGCGTCTGGAGGCCGAGCGATTGCAGGCCTTCTTCATTGCTCTTGAGCTGGCGAGCAAACTTGGTGAAGGTGGCGACATAGTCGTCGCCATTGCTGCCAATGTCGTCCAGCGCGGTGCGCAGTGTGGCGGCTTCCTCGCCGGTAATGCCCAGCATCTTGCTGAGCTTCATGGTCTCGCCGGTAAGCTGGTTGCTGGCAGAGATTGCTTCCTTGAAAAAGGAGCCACCAGCGACCAGCCCGGCCAGGATGAGCAGCTGCTTTTGCACCGCACCGAAAGCATCGCCCACCTTTTTGAAGTTGCTCTCGATATTGCTGGCCGCATTCTTTGCAGAGTCGGCAGCATCACGCATGCCCTTCTCGAAGGGTGAGGCGTCTGCACTGACGCCATAGGCAACGGTTTTATCGGTATCAGCCATGGGCTTCCTTCATTGCGGCATCGAAGGCCGCTGTGTCCAGCGCGGCCACCTGACGGATGGGCACATTGCCCATGGAGGGCAACAGCTCATCGATATCGGTGATCGGCTGTGCAGACGTTTGGACGGGTGGCTTGTAGCCCAGATAGGACGCCACCAGGTGGTGCACCGGAGGGTGCCTTTTCCACTCGGCACGCATGGCATCTACCGTGGGCAGATCTATGTGGTCTCGGACGTAGTCCCAGGTCCAGCCGGTGTTGGCGCAGATGCTTGCGATGAGGCCTGCCCAGTCAACGGGCTCGGATGCGTCACTGACTGGGCTGCCCGGTTTTTTCTTCGGCGATCGCTTTACGCTTGATGCCAGCCACATCCAGCACGCTGCTGATGACGTCGTGCATGTTGCCCACGTCGACCAGGTCGGCAACTTCGTCGACCGTGATGTCGGGGTAGTTGCGGCGCATGGCTGAGTGGGTTGCGGCAATGACCGTATCAACGGTGGCGGGCTGCAGCGCGGTGCCTTCGTTGAGCTGGCTCAGCTTGCCCTGCAGACGCTGCAGCGCACCCAGCGTGAGGGGCGGCACCACGTAGATGCGCCCCCCGCCGAAGTTGACCTCGATTCCGGGAATCAACTCGGTCATGCCGTTACTCCGTGAAGATCAGGGAGCCCACAGAGCCGGTGACCGGATCTGCGAATGCCGAGATATCCATGTCGAGCATGCTGAAGTCATCCTGCTTCGGATCGAAGCTGAGTTTCTTCGCTGTGCAGGCACCCAGCCGGAAGTAAGCCTGCTTACCTTGGAAGCGGCAAGACAGATCCAGACCAAAGATCGGCACGGTGCCCATGGCGATGTTGTTGAAGGTCACCGACTTGCCGGATGCCAGGGTGTAGGTGTAGGCATAGCTGATGTACACGGTCTTGGCGGTGTCTGCAGCCGCAAAGGTGTACACGGCACCGGCCAAGCTGTACTGGCCAGTGGCAGGCGCGCTGGCCACGCGCTGCATGGGCACGCCGTTGCTATCCAGCACGCCCAGGTCGCGCAGATACGTGCCGCTATTGGGTGGCGTGACGGTAATCGTGAAGGGCGTGGTGGGAATCGCCTGACCGGTCAAATCTTCCTGTGCAGCGGTCAGCGTGCCAGCGGTAAGGCCTTGTCCGAGAAACAGGTCGTTGAAGATGCGGCCAGCGATCTGGGCGAACTTGGCCTTGACCGCCACCTTCATCTTGCCACCGCCCAGGGCAACGGGGAATGCGAGCTGGCCATACAGCTCTTTGATGTCGCGGTCGATCTCTAGGGAGACGTCGCTCAGCGTGCCGAACTTGATCGGCGTCGGATTGGCAATGGTGTTGCCCAGGGCGTCGGCGGTGGCAGCGCCCCAGAGGGTGCCGGTACCAAAATGGTATTGCATGGTGCGTTCCTTTCAATGGGGTCGCAAGGTGGATGAAAACTAGGCCGCGCGGGTGATATCCGCAGCGTTGGTGAGGAAGGTGAACAAGTAGCGCACAGTGAGCGTGCCCGCAGTGCGATCGGCCTCTTGGCCGTTGAAGCTCTCGCCGATCCGGCGAACACTGGCCACCAAAGCCAGCAGCTGCGCATCGTTCATGACGATCGCGTGCATGGGCACATCAACCGCATCAGCCAGGCTGTCCCACGGGTCGCCGCGCACGAAGATTTCGAGTGCGACTTCCAATTGGTTTTTGTCGGCCATAGTGGCCTGCCTGTTGATCGGGTTGTCCTGCGGCATGATGACCAGGGCCGGAGAGGTGGCCCGTGTGATACTGACTTCGCGGGACCGAAAGACCTGAGCGCCACCCGGAGGTGCCGCTGAGAGTGCAGCGTTCAACCGGGTCAGGATCTGCTCGCGGATCGATGAGGGCATGGTTACTCAGCGGGGTGGTGATCGAGCGCCGCACCGTCATTGCTGTCGGTGATGGGCTCGACTTTGTCGGCATGGACCTTGGCCACGTCTTCGCTCAGCTCGATGGTGTCGCCGCCAGTTTTGACGGTGTTGTCGCTGTCGCGGAAGCTGTGACCAGGAAGGATGCGGTACTTCATGGGACGGGTCCTTACTTGGAAAGGGTGAGGTGGTTGAAAACACCGTCATCGACCGAGAGGACATCGCGCACCACAAAGGCCTGCCCGTCCACGGTGATGTTGCTGCCGCTGACGATGGATGCCGATACGACATCCACGGTCTTGCACTCCAACAGGTACATGGTGGACAGCACGTTGACCCCGGCAGCTGCCAGGGTCTCATCGGGCTTGTTCAAGATGCCAGTGAAGTTGACAGCGCCGCAGCTGCAGGGCACGCCGAAGTCGCGCAGGAAGACGTCGGTGTTTTCGGTGAACATGGCCTACGCAGCGCCCTGTTACTGAGCGGGCGGTGCCTGTGGCGCTTGCGCCTGGGCTGCCAGTGCGTTGGCAACGGCCACGGCAATCAGGCTGGCCAGTTGGGCGGGATCGACGCCAGCTACAGGGGGCGGAGACACCGGTGCATGGCGGGCATTGACGAAAGCTGTTGCAGCCTTGTCCAGCGGCTCCAGCTTGTGCAGGTGCTTGGTGGCGGTGTCGTCGTCGAAATCGACGGTGTCGCCCTCGTAGTAGCTGTTGGTTTGTTCGACGGGCTTGTCGTTGACCTTGACGATGCGGGTGTCGTGAATGACGAAACCTTCGCGGACTTGGAATTTCATGGAGATCTCCAGGGAGGAAGAGGAAATGCAAACACCCAGCAGGCCATGGGCCTGCTGGGGACTGACCGGGCGGGTGCCTGGTAGGTGGCTTAGAAGCCGGGGGTCAACGCGTCGGACATGACGGCGAAGGACGCACCGTGGCGCACGCCGATGTCAGCGGTCTGGATGGCGCGGATCACCACATCGCCCGACTTGAAGTAAGTCGAGTCGTAGGGGTTGATGGCGATTTCCAGCGCGCCCCATTCGGCGATCAGCAGCTCCAGCCAGTTGCCGAAGATCAACTCCGAGCAAATGCCGTTGCTGGTGCCCTTGGTCAAGTTGCTGCGCAACTGCTGGCTAACGGCGTAGGGGTAGCCCTTGACCGTGTCGGGGTTGCCGTTGGACAGGCCGCCTTGTGGGTCCCACAGGTACTGACCGGTGGAGGCCTTCAGGGTTGCCAGGTAGCCGTAGGCCTTGGCGTTGAAGGCAAAGCCCAGATTGCTCTGCGGAGCGTTGGCGATCTTGGGAGCGCTGTACAGCTGGATCAGGTGATCGAAGCTGAGCGCCAGACCGTTGGTGCCGCCCACCACAGAGCCCACGCCCGCCTGGTTGATGATGCCGGTGGGCTGGCCACCGGTACCGCTTCCAGACAAGGCAGCCAGATCCAGGCCGAGGCCGATCTGGGCCAGCAGGTCGGCGCGCGCAATCATCTCGATCGCGGGCGTGGACTGCAGCAGCATGAGTCGGCTGATGACGCCCCAGCTGGTGATGTTTTTGGGCGAGAGCGATACCTTGTCGAAGGTGGCTTCGGACTCGGTTCCGGCAGTCAGTTCGCCCACCCACGATGTGGCGGCTGCGGTGATCTGGCGGGGGATGTCCACCTTGCCCACAAGGCCGCTCAGGAAGCGTGCGCCCAACTTGGGGGTGACCATGGTGTTGCGCAGCACCTCGATCCAGTTGTCGGACAGCAACTGAGTGGCCACCATGGCACCACCGGTGCCGGTAGCGCCCACTGCGAAGGGGGCACGCTGCTGCATCTTGGAGCCACCGGCTGCCATGGCCCAGGCGCGACGGTGTTCGTCGTCGGGCGCGAAAGGCAGGTTGGTGGGCACGAAGAAGCCTTGGCCACTTTCTTTGCCCAGCTGCTTGGCGATCTCGGTGGAGACCTCACGCTCAAATCCCGCCTCTTTCCAGTTGTTGTTGTAGATGGCGCGGATGGCCTTGATCAGGCTGTAGCTGCGGGACTCGGCATCGGTCATGTCGACGCGAGCGCCCACGGGCTTGACCTGCTGGCCTTTTTCCATCGCTTCCAGGAAGGCGCTGCGGGCCTGCTCGACCGAGCTGCCACCTTCGATGTGCAGATCGGCGAGAGCGCCGTTGTTCCAGCGCTCACCGAGTTTGCGAATCGCGGTCTGGCGTTCACGCTCGTTTTTGCGCTCTTGCTCCCAGTTGGGAGCTGCGGGGGGAGTGGCGGTGTTGGTGCCGCCGCCTGCGCTGCGTTCGGTCTCGACCGCATTCTGCAGAATGTGCTTGGGTTTCATGGGATTTCCTTCGGTTGATGTTTCGGCGGCTGCCGGGGGTTGCGCTGGTGTGCGTGTTGCCACGTGCACCCGCGTGGGGTAGCCCTGGTCCGCACTGCGGCCGACACCCACGGTGGGGTCGGCTGCGATGGTGAGCAGGGAAATTTCAAAAGCCACCCAGTTCTGGGCGGTGTAGGTGTCATCGCGGCTGTAGCGATCGGGGTCTTCCGTCTCGCAGATGTAGTCGCTGGCGACGTACATAAATGACACGTTGCGCACGATGCGGTCTTGCACCTGGTTCATGGCCCAGGTGCCGCGCTCATCCTTGCCGAAGCGCACGATGGCGTGGCCACGCTTGTCATCGCCGATCCAGGCGCGCTCGATGACGCCCAGCACATCGTCAGGGTCATGGCCCCACAGCAAGTTGCCGCCGTCATTCAAGCGGGACAGATCGGCAGCGCCTGGTGCATGGCTGAGCACCTCGGTTCCGTACCAGCGGTCCACCGGATACTCCGAGCTGAATGTCAGCTCGCAGGTGCGGTTTTCAACGTCGACCTGTGGGGCTTCGTCGGCGCGGTAGGACACCACGCGGGTTTGCTGGGGCAGCAGCTCGCCGTCTTTGAGACGACGGCGCTCCGTTGCATGCGGGGGAGCGAGTCTAGTTGTCATCGGTTTCACCTCCTGATGGGGTCGATGGGTTATCGGGTTCGGCGGGCTTCGCTTCGCCGCCAGCGTTGCCACTGGCTGCAGCTGCTGGGTCGGGTTGCACCTGCCCCTTGTCGGTGACCTGCGACGGATCGGTGTCGAGCACCAGGCCGTAGCGCTTGGCCAGCGCGATTTCGTCGCGGCGGCGACGGAAGTGCTCTTCGATGTCTTCGCCCTTCTCGGCCAGGACATCGGTCAACGTGGCGAAACCAGATCGCACATCGGACTTGGCAGCAGCACCTTCCTTGGCAGGGTCGATCCACTTCCAGCCACGTGGGGCCCAGCGGATTGCCTGGTAGACCTCGGGGGCTGTCTCGTAAGCGGGCAGCTGCAGGACGCCGCCGAGCACCGCCATTTCCAGCCAGGCTTCGAACACGGGCTGACAAAGGGTCTCGACCAGCCACTCCTGCAAAATGCTCCACAGCTCACGGTCATCAAGCAAGGCAAGGCGGCTGGAGCTGTAGTTGCTCTGGCTGTAGTCGCGCGAGAGGCTTTCGTAACTCACGCCCACACCGGCCGCCACTGACCGCAACATGAAGCGCATGAACGGATCAAGCGCAGCATTCGGGCGGGTGGGATTGAAGCCCTGGAAGGTCTCGCCGGGCTCCAGGTCGAGGATGATGCCGGGCGACATGTCGGTGACGCGCTCGCCGTCCATCACGTCGTCTGCATCTTCCGCACCGTCGCCAGGGATATCGACTTCCGGCTTTTGACGGAAGCCCATGATCGCGGCGCTGCTGCGGGCAGCGATGATCTCGGCCTCTTCATAACCGCCCATGTGCCGCAGCTTTACCAGCGTGGCGTGCAACCAGGGCACACCGCGCGTTTGGTACGGCCGCTCGAAGAGCGCGATGTGGATGATTTCGTCGGCCGGGACGCGCACGAAATTGGAACTGGCCAAGGTGGCGCTGGCCATGGTGTCACCGGGGTGGCGTGGGTGCAGCCAGTAGGCCACCGGGCGCTGCCACTCATCCACCTCGACACCCATGCGGATCTCGTTGCCGGTCTCGCTGACGCGGCCGGTCCAGGTTTCCACAATCTGATCGGACTCGATGATTTCCAGCGCCATCATCACGCGGCTGTCCGCAAATTTCTTGCGGATGATGCGCACCAGGATTTCGCCGCTTTCAAAGACGCCGTCCATGATGAGCTGCTGAAGGCGGGCCCAGCTCAGCTTCCCGGCTGTGTGGCAGCGCTTGGCAGCAGTCCAATGTTTCCACTGGGCCTCGATCGCGTCATTGGTCTTGTCGTCAAAAGCGTCGCCGCGACGCTTCTTAACTTGGGCCTGCAGCTTGATACCGCGCCCGACCACGTTGAGTTTGACCACGCGCTTGGCGTTTTTGGCGTACTCATTGTCTCGGCACAGTTGGCGGCTGCGGTTGCGCAAGGGCCGCAGGCTGGTGACCAGCTCGCTGTCGGCCGTGGTGCCATTGGCTACCCAATCGGCCGTGGTGCGGCCGAACTCCGCGCCGCCGTACATACGCTTGGCGCGTGCAGACGTCTGCACAGCTTGCGCGTTGCGGGCATGTCGAATGGTTTCCGGGCCATGGCGTTGCCGCCAGTTCTGCAGCACTACGCTGCCGGGGACTTTCACACGCGCCTGCGCAGCCGTCCAGGCGCGCTGCGCACGCTCGGCGCGGTCGTTTTGCATTGTGTTCATCGGAACCTCACTCCAAGTCGGCCGGAGTTACCCAGGCCATTTGCTCCAGCAGCCATGCGCTTTTCGCGTGCCACGATGCGCAAGCACCGTTGCTCCATTGCGATCAGCGCCGCCATCGGTTCTTTCTTCAGTGAGCGAGAGCCGATGACGTACTCCAGCGTGGCACCGCCGCTGATGCGGGCTGTCATCTCGGCGCGTATCGCGGCCAGGTCTTTCTCAGCCTGGCTGCGGCCATCGAACGTTGACGCGGTGTTGATGCCTGCCACGTTGGGTTGCACCAGCAGCGTGCCGGTGCCCGCAGTGACACGGGCACCAGCCTTCGTCGCGATGGCTTGCCAGTACCAGGTCAGCGCTGTGGCACCGGTATTCATGGCAGCCGACTGGGTCGTGCTCAAGGCAAACGACCAGCCGATGCCCGAAGGCGTGCCGACCAGGTCAAGGTTTCCCGAAGCAATAGACCCGCGAAAGGCATAGGTCAACGTGTAGCTGCCGCTATCGACCGGGCTGCCTTTACTGTCGCTCAGCGAAAAGTCAGTCCAGCCGATGTTGTCGCCTGCGTTGATGATGGAAGGGATGCGCATAGGTCACCATCGGTTGATCGAATAACCACCTCCACCACCGTTGCCAGTCCGCCGCTTGGTGCGAGTGGGCTTGGGTTTCGGTGGTGGAGGTGCAGGGGGTGGTGACGACACCGCGACGGTTTCGCGCTTGCCAGGCGCAGGCTTATCCGTTGCCGCGTTCGGGAGGTTGCCCTCCCCGGCGCTCGGGGGTGGTGTATCGGTGTCGTCGTCATCTGCAGCAGGCAACGGCTCATCCATGGCGATGAGCGTGCGCTGCCGCAGTCGGTTTTCAACCGCTGCCCAATGGGCCTCGGTCATCAGGTTGGTCTTGATGGAGCGCGCCGCATGCAGCGCGTAAACCTCGCAGTCCAGACCTTCGTTGCGGGTGCCGCCCTTCTTTTGCCAGACCTTGCGGTTGCGGTTGGTCTTGCTCGGGGCCTTCACTTCGCTGGTGAGCTGCTCCCAGTAGTCCGGGCGCACGCGGGAATACCAGTGCATGCGGCCGGGGCCGCTGCCGGTCAACTTCACACGGGTCTCCAGCAACAAGTCTTTCGCACGTGCGGTACCCACGATGTAGGCCTGCAGGCCGAACTTGGCAGGCTTTTGGCGCTTGCCAGGATCTGCCATACGCGGGGTGCTGAAGATCTCCTTGCGGTCGTTGCCAGCTTCACTAGCACCCTTGACCGACATGAAGCCCAGGTGGCGGCGCGGCCGCACGTAGCTGTTGACGATTTCCGTCCGGTTGCCGTCCGAGCCGTCAATCGACACCGCACTGATCTTGAGCGCCGCCCCACTGGCGTGCGCAAAGGTGCGGCTCAGCAAGGCGTCCAGGTCTGCCCAGGCACCAGCACCGGCCACCAGGGTGGAGCCGTACAGCTCGCCCCAGTACACCAGCCAGCTCTCTTCGCCCCGGCCCCAGGCACGGATGATCACGGCCAGGCGGTCGTGCTGCACGTCCACACCGGCCGTCAGCAGCAGGCCGCCGTAGGGCACGGTGAACTCGGGGTAGTCCTCGGCGCGCAACTTCAGGTCGGCACCTTCCGGCACATCGGTGATGTAGGCGTAGGTGAGGCCTTCCGTGTTGTTGCGGAAGCTGCGGATCTTGGTGTCATCGCCCTGTGCAAACGCATGCATGGCGGTCAGGTACTTACGCACCAGGTGCACCAGGCGGGAACCGGGGAATGGGCTGTACAGCTCATTGATGTAGAACCCAGCCACGCCGTTGAAGGCGCGGGTGGCTTTCCAGCCATGGCCCTGGGACTCAGCCAGGCGCACGGCACGATTCTTTTCGGCGTCCGTCCAGAGCGATCCGCAATGCGGGCAGCAGTAGCGGGCGCTCTCAGGGTTGGCGGTGCCAAACACCTCATGCGGCTGGCTGGCGTTTTCCTCCCACTTGACGTTTTCCCAGGCCAGCACTTCCGGCTCATCGCAGTGCGGGCAGGCCACAAAGAACTTGCGCTGGTCGCTGGCCTCGTAGGCGGCGGCGATGCGGCTGATGCCTTCAATGGTGGGGGTACCACCGAAGATCATCTTGCGCCGGGCGTAGCTTTTGGTGCGCTCGCGCAGGATGGTTATGGTGTCACCCTGGTCTTTGACGTTTTCGTTGGCGTCGTCCGGCTCTTCCACGCACACCACCGGCGCAGGCGTGGTCTTTACCGAGCTGGGCGAGTTCGATGACACGAACTTCAGGAAGCCACCGGGGAAGCCTTTGAACTGCCAGCGGTTGTCTTTGTCCCGCTTGCTGGTGATCGGGATCTTGACGGCGAGCACCGGAGTGCACTCCACCATCGGTTCAAACTTTTCGCTGTTGAACTCTTTGGCCGCACCCTCTTTCGGAAACATGATGATCATCGGGCACGGCGCGATGTCGATGCGCTTGCCGATGTAGTTCAACAGGACGCCGTCCGTCCAAGCCACCTGGGCGGACTTCTGGCACACCACTTCATGGATGGCCGGATCGTCCAGCGCCTGGTGCATGCCGCGCACCCAGGGCGTGAGGTCTGGGTTATAGCGGCCGGGCTTCGCCGTCGCCTTCGGGCTCAACATACGCCGCTGGATCGCCCAGTCGGTCGTAGTCATCTGCGGCGACGGTGCCACCGAGCGGCGCAACCTGCCCAGCAGGTCGACCACCGCTTGGGTCGTGTCTGGACAGGTGAGAGAGTGCATTGCGAGTGTGCGAACTGATCAGCTCCAGGTCAATGTCGATGCCATAGAGAAGGTCCAGCTCTTCCTTGAGTTTGTCGTCACGGGCTTCCAGCTCGGACTTGAATGCGATGTACTGCCGCTGCAGCTCGGGCTCCAACTGGCCGACGTTCACCAGCTGGCCCTTCTTCTCGGCCAGCGTGAGCATCTTCAGTTCGCGGTCCACTTGCTCGGTCAAAGCCCGCTCACGGGCGAGGTCCATGCCATCGGCCGAGCGGTGGCCAGCAGCCACGCCGCGAAGGTGCGACAGGTAAGCCAGACGGATTTCGTCCATGCTCGACTGCTGCCAGTCAATGCCGATCGGCGACATCTGCTGGCTCACAGCCTGCTGGCTGATGCCGAGGTGTTCCGCGATTTCTTGCTGAGTGGGCATGGGCGAGAGGTCACTTTTACAACCCCCCTAGCGAGCTGGGGAGTAGAGAAATTCGGCGGTCTTCGTGCCCGCTGGGATGCGCGGCCAGGAAGGACCCGGAAATTTATTCGGCAGGCAAGGGCTGCTGTTTGGGCAGGCGCTTCAAGAGAAACGAATGCTCATGCTCAAGGATCACTGGGAAGCGATCACCGATGAGCTGCACGATGGCATCGGCCACCGCTTTGTTTGCCAGGGCATCGGGGATGCTCGGGCCATACAACTTACGGATGGGCAGTGCACTCCATTGCACCTTGCCGCCTTTGACCACCTTCTTATGGATGGCATTGGGTTCACGTATGAACACCTGAGTTGATCCGCTGGGCGTAGTGGCGATGAAGGCCTTTGCCACTACCTTGCGACCATTCAATACATCCACCGACACACCAGCACCGACTTGCTTTGCGTTGTACTGGATCAAGGGGATCGGGCGGCCACTGGCCACAGCATCAGCACGCAACCTGCCAGAGGTTGCGCGGTTGAGGCGAATGGCTTTCTTGATGTCGCTGATCTTGAGTTTGTAACCAGCATCGCGCACTTCACGTGCCGCGCGGACCTTGACCCGGTCCATGGTTTTGTTGAGTGCCCGCACTACTGCAGGCCTTGTCTCAGCAGCCGCTGCATTCAGTTCTTTGATCACGTCATTGACGTTGCTGGTGTAACTGAATTGCATGGCCGTTTTCGGGTGGGGTGCACTGATTACCAGCGTGCCTGAAATGTACCGAAAACGTTTTACTACGCAAAAATCATTTTGCACGCTCTTCACGCCCACGGGCGTACTCAACATGCAGGCGGTGCAGACGTGCGTACATGGTGCGCAGGCTGCAACCCAGGATCACGGCGTTTTGCCGCGCGGTCTTGGGCGTGCAGTAGGCGCGGTATAGCAGCACCTGGTCAGCTTCGGGCAACGTGGCCACCCAATCATGGGTGCGGCTGCATTCGATGTCTTTCACCGGAATCACCGCCGAGCGCACATTGCTGCGCCCCACGATTTCCCAGTTGGCGGTCAGACCCGCGCTGCCAAGGCCGCGTCCGGTCTGGAGCCATTGGCCCCAGCGGATGAGCTGCTGATCAACCCAAAGGATCATGCTGCAGCACCTTTCACCGGATCGGCGATGAAGCCCGCGAACGTGCAGCCCATGGTGATCGCATATTTTTGGTAATCGGCCACCGGGTGGTCGCCAGGGAATGGCGTGCCGAGCACATGACCGCGCTCCATGGCGTAAAACAGACCCGGCTCACCCTTCATGGCCCGCCGAATGCAGTCATTCACGTGGTCTTTGCCCAATTCCTGCCGCTTGGTTTCGACCCATTTGGCGGTTTCGGGCATTTGCTGCCGAAGATCGAACTTCGCTCCCGCCTGGCTTGGCTGTTGGCTCATGGTCAAACTCCGCAAAAAGTGATGAGGTGGACGGGGTATGGACAGAGGGTGGACGTCGCAACCCCGCATGAATACTCAATCCGTCCACCGGTCCAACCCGACCACATGTGTGTGGGTAAGCTGCGCCCGTGCGTGCGCGCGCAGACACGCGCCCCCACGTGTCTGCGTGTGTGCATACGTATGTACGCAGGGGGGCCAAGGGTGGACGGGTGGACGGATCGCCTTTTCTTTAACAAAATCAAAGGCTTGCAACGTCCACCCCCGGTGGACGTGAGGTGGACGGGATGGACGGCGGCGGCGACAGGACCGACATGGAGTCGGGGCGTGACCAGCCAGCATGGCGTCCAGACGCCACTACAAGCCTTTGACTTGCGAGAAAAGGGGTTACAGCGGGAGGTCATCGTCCTCGCTCACTGAAGGCCCAACGTGGGCCGATACGGGGGCCACAGGCGCGGATTGAGGCGCTGCCGGTGGGGGTGGCGGGGGACGGCGCTTAAAGCCGCGACGTCGCTTACCGCTTGTCTCACGGTGCCGATCGAAGGCCAGGGCACGCATGGCATTGCCAATGCGGGTATCCATGTTGCCCGCGCCATCGATCCGGTCCATCTTGATACCCAATGCCCGCTCGTAAATCTCCACCGTGGTGAAGAAGTCGCGCTTGCAGTTGGGCATGGCCATCGGATCATCCAGTGGCGTGGCATCCGAGTTCACGTAGGTGTCGATCTTGTCCTCCCACGTGTCGGTGCGCTTGAAAGGCTCTTGCTCGGGGAAGACCAGCTCGCGCTCTTCTTCCTTGGTTGGCCAGTAGCGTTCACCCTTTTCAAGCCGGTGCAGGGCTTCGGCAAACAGCTGCAGCCGCATGCCCTTAAGCGTGTCCTCATTGACCACATGCACTTCCAGCGGCCAAAAGCGCCGATCACCGGTGGCGTCTTTCAAGAAGGTGTCCGCGTTGGTCGTACCCACGTTGACCGAGTGACGCTTCGCCCGAATGAGCTGAGACCCATACGGAGGTCGGAACATGTCTTCCTGCGCCGACAGAAACTGCTTGATCTGGGTGGTCTCGGACTTGTTGAGCGACTCCAGCTCAGCGGACTCAGCGATCCATACCAGCTGCATGGCCATGAGCGAATCTTTGTCGCCCATGCGGATCGCGTTATCAGTGAAGAAGGGATAGGCCAAGGCCCGGAAGGCAGTGGACTTCTTCAAGCCCTGCTCACCTTTGATGATGAGCATGTAGTCGAACTTGCAGCCGGGGTGCAGGGCACGGTTAACCAAGCCCATGATGAAGCACTTGCCGATCAGCTTGGTATACGGCCGCTCTTCAACCTCATACACATCGCTGATCCAGTGCTCCAGGCGCGCAATGCCGTCCCAAGGCTCGGAGTGAATCAGGTCCAGCACTGGGTTGTATTTGGCCGATCGCGCGGCCATCAGTACACCGTTACGCAATGTGCTTGTGGCCTTCACCGGCATGCCGTAATTGCGCAACAGGTACTCACCCAGCATGAGGTCATCTTCCTCATTCCACTCCCCGGCTGGATGGCCCCAGGGCGTGGTGCGACTGCGCTCGATGAGGTGGGTGAAGTCGTTTTGCTTCACCAGCTCTTTCAACTCAGGATCGAGCTGCAGGCAGTACATGACGTTTTCCCGGCAGTCCATTGGACGGCTACGGTGTTTGACCAGGTGCGCCAGGACATCGACGTATTCCTCGCCATCGCCCGTGTCCGGTGGTTCACCACCGTTACCACCATCACCACCAGAGCCACCCGCGCGAGTATCCCCCCCAGCGGGAGCGGGAGCGTTCGCGCGCGGTGGTTTTTGCCGCTTCGGTGGCTCACTGAGTGGCAAGCCGATCCGCTGCGCCAGCCAGTGCAGTGCATCCTTCGGCTTGGCCGTTGGCAGCCACTCCATCACTAGGTCAATCGGCGTGCGTCGACCTTGCTTGGCATCGCCCATGTCGGCAACACCGAAGTCAACGATGCCCTCGGGCATGATGGACAAATCCTCCTGCAGCTGCCGATTGAGCGACTTGCTGGTGACTCGGTAGCCTGACCCTGCAGAGCCATTCTTAGGAATGGCGGATGGAAACAGTGACGGCACCCACACTTGCAGCGCCCCCATGGCCGCTTCGTTCACCTTCTTGAAATCGTCGGAGCCCGAAGAGTCTGGCTGCGCGGCGGGTGCTGACGCGGGAGGTGGTGCCGTTTGCGCTCGCGCCTTGTTGCGAGCGGCTTCCTTGGCGTCGTTGATGGTGGTGTGCAGGCGCTTAAGGACGCCTTCATCAATCGGCACTACGTCCGCCACCGTGTCCGGGTAGCGGTTAGCAGTGAACGTGAAAAACTGACAGCCGCAGAACACTTCCAGGCCGATGTCGTTGCTCTTGTTCGTCTCAGTCGTACCCTGGACGATGATGTGCACGCCCTTGCCGCTGGGCGAGTATTCGGTGAATGACGCGCAGGCCTTGATGATGTTGGCGCACCGGTCGGTGACTGCGCCCGTCTCCGGGTCGATCGCGCCATCGATATCGATACCAATCAGGCCATCGTCAGGCAGGAAGGCAAAGCCGATGCCCGACCACCCACCACGCTCATACGCCCTACGCACCACTGCCAAAGTGGCGAGCCGCTGCCGGTCCCGATCATCACCCTGGCCACCCGTGCGACGACCACCCATGACGTAGTAGGGAATCTTGCCCGGTTTGACTTGGCCTTCTTTGGCCTCGAACTTCCAGAGCAGCCATTGCTGGCGCACCGCCAGATCGGCGGGGATGTTGTCCCAAACCGGTGGCTGCACCACCGGCATTTGTGGATTGCTCATGAGCCTGGCTTACCTCACCCAGGCGTTGAGGACGTTGCCAAGCGTCTGCGCTGGCCGGGAATCCACCCGCGCATAAACGGCCACTGGTCGTTTGCAGCCGGGCTGGGGCATGCTTCCTGCCCGCTTCAATTCCTCGCGCTCGATCGCGCGTCGGATCGTGTCGTTGGCATCGCGCAGTGACCAATTCAGCCCGCGTGCCAGCTGCCCCATGGTGAACTGCCCGTTGCCGCTGGCCCAGGCTGAAAGCGCTGCCCGTTTGGCTCCGGCCGGGCGTCCGCGTTGCTTGGTGGTGCTCACTTGGCACCCCCCATCAAGACGCGGCGCAGGGCGGCGTTTTCTTCCCGCAGCTGCCGGTTGACCTTTTCAGTCTCGCTCTCCAGCTTGCGCATCGAATGCAAGTCATACCCTCGCTGGTGCAGCATCCACATCAACGGGGCGTCGTTGCCGCAGGTGTCCATCAGCTTCACAAACTTGGGCCACACGATTCCCTCGGTGCCTGACGTCCACCGGCTGAATTGCGCCTTGTCTACCCCCAGCCGCTGTTGCAATTCCTTGTCCAAACTGAATCCCGCCAGCTCGGCGCACATCTGCAGCGCATCGCCCAGCGACTGTTTGCGCGCAACCTCTTCAGGGCGGATTTCAACGGGGAGAGAAACTTGGTTCATACGACCTCGCAACTTTGTTGAGAGCTGTTGTGTGGCTCACCGGGACAAAAAAAGGACGATTTGCACCATGCAAATCACCCGAGCAAGAAAAAGCACCCACCGCCCCGGCGCACCAGGCACGACCCGCTGTCACGCGGGCCGCACAGGCAGCAGGGAGGAAACCACCGGGACTGGCTGGCCGGTTTGTGTGGCGGTGGGTGCGAAAAATCATGGTGCCGAGGCTGAGTCAGGCACCTTGGGCTGCTACGTTTTCAGCAGCTGCCTGCGCGCATTCGGCGGTGGCAGGGGCTTCAATGGGCCCATAAACATCGTCATACGTGAGCGCCATGCCACGCTGAGCAGCAAAGGCAATCAGGCGCTTGGCAACGTCAGGGGGGATGGTCTGTCCCTTGTTTTCGTAATGCCCCACATTGCCCTGTGTGCAACCGATACCCTCGGCCAGGGCGGCCTGGGTGATGCCAAGGCGGGTTCGGATGGATTTGATGGTGTTCATTGCATGAAATTCCTAGTGGCACTAGGAATATACATCAATATCGCCGCTAGTTGCAATGATTACTAGCGCCGCTAACGTTGCACCATGACAGATAGCAAACGAGGGAAGGTCACTGACGAACACCGGGAGGAGGCACGTCGGTTAAAGGAAATATGGGATTCCACCTATGAGAGTCGGAAGGCCGTCAAGTTACACACGCAAGGGGCCTTTGGCGCCGAATTTGGCATTGGTGGTCAAGCCGTAGTGGGCTTCTTTCTAAGTGGACATACCGCCTTGAGCCTCAAGGCCGCCAAGGGTTTCGCCAAGGGCCTCAACTGCATGATCTCGGACTTCAGCCCCCGCCTGGCGGCGTTGGAGTCCAGTTGGCCATTTGAACTTGTAGACCGCGAGCGCTACGAAGCACTGCCGCCCGCCCTTCGCTTCAAAGCACAGGTGCGAATGCAAGACGAAATTGAAGCGCTGGAGCAAGCGCTTAAAGCAAACGGCACGTACAGCTGAAGCTCCCCTTCAAACTTTACCTTGCCTACAGCCGAGATTGATATGACAAACAACATCTGGCCTACTTTTCGGATAGCCACAACTTCTATGGTGCTGTGCCTAACAGCGCTCGCCAGCAATGCACAGAACAGTGTATTTGGCTTTGAACTTGGCAAACCTCTAACGCTTAGTGAGTGTCCATTCAAGGTTGTAGCTGGAAGCAAGATGTATGACGTCATTCCCCGATCAACTTGCGTGCAAGATGCCGGACCGCTCAACGGGTACAAGATACCTGTTCGTCGCATCATTTTTGGCCGTGACGAAGCTCCGCCGATTGTCAAAAATTGGACCGCTTTTCCCCTCGAAATAAACGGCAACCTTGTCGGCTTTCACTTCCTCACACCTGGAGCCGCCGCACAAGAACTTGCACTCAGCCAGCTGACGCAGAAATATGGGCAACCCACCAGCACTTCAAACCGGTTGATGCAGAACGCAATGGGAGCGAGCTTCAACTCAACAAGCGCCACTTGGGAGCTGACGAACTTGCGTGTGAAATTTGACGGGATTACTACAAAGATCGAAACGGGCGAGGTCTACATCGATCTACCTGAAGCAACGGCATTGAGGAAAAGCTGGCTTCAGACGGCTGACACTAGCACCCGACAACTATGAGCAAGCTGCCATAACACGACATCCAGCAAAATATTTTGCAAGCATTCCTAGCGCCCCTATTGCATTAAATAAATATCGGCGCTAGTATTCGCTCCATCCCGCCACTTTCAGGCGGGCCATGGAGTGGAAATGCTTACCGACAAAGCCCTTGAAGAACTCCGGCAGGAGCGCCACGACGACTACGTGGCCGAAGCCAGCCGGGAGCGTGCGACGGCCCTGAGCCGCCAACACGCACAAACCCTCAGCCGCTACAGCCAGCAGCAGCAAGCCGCCGCTCTGCGTCTGTACAACGCTGCCCGCACGATGCTCGATACCGGTGGCGGCGGCACCTGCGCCCGCTTGCTGCTGGGCCTGTACAACGGCGAGCGCTTCCCCTTTGACCTGACCGATCTGCGCCGCCTGGATGACGGTCTGCACGACGCGGCCATCACCGTCATCCACATGGACAGCCGCCGCACCTGGTGCGAGATCCATGTGCTGCTGGATGCCATCCTGGGCGTGCCCTTCGGCAAGAGCACCGGCCACACCATGGAACTGTGGGCACACTTCCTGCGCCTCAAAGGCCGCTGCCACAAGGACAACCTGCCCAACCTCAAGGCAGGTGCGGCATGAGGTACGAACAGTGCTTCGACCACCTGGGCAACCCGGTGGCACGTCCCGCTAAGCCAGGGCTGCAGCACCGTCTCATTCGCTGGGCATCGGTCATCACCATCGTGCTCAGCCTGGGCATCATGCTGTGGGGGCGCTGACCATGCATACGTCTGCACAACCCCTCAATGGCCCCGTGCTGCTGCAGTGGTCAGGAACGCTGATCCACGCCGCCGAGGCCCGCACCCGCGTCCTGGACGGCCACTCGCACGCGGTGCCCGTGGTCTGCATGGACATCGAGCTGGACAACGGCCTGCGCAACGTCATGCACGTCGAGCAGCCTTTCCCGCCCGACCACCACAAGCAGGCCGAAGCCGCCGCCCGCCGCCTCAAAAAGGGCATGCACGTCACTGTCGATGTGCCGCCCCTGGACTTGCGCTTCACCGCGCGCAACGTCTCCCACATCCACGTCATCCCCGAACCCGCCACTGACCTATTCCAGGAGAAAGCCGCGTAATGGCCGAAGTCACCATCACCCTGAAGGACACGCCCATGGGCGGTGTCTCGATCCATAGCAGTTTCAAGCCTGCTGTGGGCGCGCCTTGCAGTGCTGCGCAGGCAGCGGCCTTGGACATCATCAGCCGCACCGCCAAGGAATACGGCCTGCCACCGGCCTCGCGCCTCACACCACTTCCCGCTCGCGTCCTCAGTGAAGTGAATCCCTCGGGGAGCGACCTATGAGCAAGGCCAACCGCAAGCGCTCCGGCATGCAGCCCACAGCACCCAGCCTTGGTGTCGGCCGCGTGTTCGCCACATCGCCCGAGGCTGATGACGCGGCACATACCCGCCGCCTCAAGGCCGAGGCAGCACGTAACCGTGCCCAGCACGTGGGTGCCCGCTACCAGCACACCGCCATGCAGGCCGGTCTCTACAACCCCGCCACCGACCTCTGCGCCCCTGCTGCCCGAGCAGGCGCGGAGGACGCGCTGGCCATCCCCTCCCGCATCAACAACCGACTCCACTACCGCGACGGCCGCGTGGTGGACATGGGCGTTGCCAACTGAAAGTCATCACCATGAACGCCCACACCATCCCCCTGTCCAAACTTCCCGCCATCAAGCCCGGTTGCTTCCTTGTGTTGCACGGTGAGCAAGGCGCAGGCAAGTCACTGCTCGCCAGGCGCATTGCCATGAAGCGCGGCAAGTTTTCACAGATTGCGGCTCATGAGCTGGTCAGCCTGGCAGCGATCTCCGATGCACTGTCCGGCGCCCCGTCCACACTGATCATAGAAGCCGAAGGTCTGCGCCATGAAGAGCTGGAGCACCTCAAGAACTTGGTCACATGCTCCCATGTGCAGGTCCGGCCACCCTTTGGCAAGCATCCTGTGCGGATGCCGGTTCCGCCCGTCATCGTGGTCAGCCAGGATGCTGCCCCCTTCAGTTACATGCGCCGCGCCCAGCTCTTCCTGGTGCGCAACGACTGATCCGAGGGAGCAACATTCATGAGCACCGAATTTGCCAACATCGAGCTGTCGCTAATCACGCCCAGCCTGACCAACCCGCGCAAGAACTTCAACCCCGCCAAGCTGACTGAGCTGGCAGAGGACATCAAGCGCCGGGGCATCGATACCCCGATCACCGTGCGCCCGCTGCCTGGCAGCCGCGTGGCTGACACCGACCGCAAGGTGCAGTTCGAGCTGGTGTGCGGCGAGCGCCGCTACCGTGCCAGCCAGCAGGCAGGCGTGGCCACCATTCCCGCGATGGTCCGCGCGTTGACCGATGAGCAGGCACTGGAAGTGCAACTGGTGGAAAACCTGCAGCGGGACGATCTGACCGAGCTGGAAGAAGCGGAAGGCTATGAGGCCTTGATGCAGCACAGCAGTCTGAATGCCGACCAGGTGGGCGAGCGGATCAACAAGAGCCGCAGCTACGTGTACGGTCGCCTCAAGCTGCTGGACCTGTGCAGCGAGGCCCGCACCAGCCTGCGCGATCGCACCATTGACGCCAGCCGCGCATTGCTGGTAGCTCGCATCCCGGATCACAAGCTGCAGATTAAGGCGATGAAGGAAATTGTGTCCGGGCATGGCTACTACAGCAGCTCGGGCCGCGAGCCCATGACGTACCGCCAGGCTGCAGAGCATGTCCAGAGCAACTACATGCTCAAGCTGAGCGATGCCCGCTTCCAGATCACGGCGGTGGATCTGGTGCCAGATGCGGGCAGCTGCAAGACCTGCACCAAGCGCACCGGCCACAACCCCGATTTATTCAGTGACGTGAAGGGTGCAGACGTTTGCACCGACCCGCCTTGCTTCCACAAGAAAGAAGAGGCCCATCGTGCTCTGCAGGTTGCATCGGCCAAGGCCAAGGGGCAGACCGTCATTGCGGGCAAGGCCGCGCTGGAACTCAAACCCGAGGGCCATGGATCATGGTCGGACAAGGTAGTGGGTTACCGCCGCCTGGACAGCTCCGAAGACAGCCCCACCGACCAGCCACTGCGCAAACTGATCGGCCCGTTGATGAAAGCCGAGGGCATCAAACCGGTGCTGATTGAGAGCGGCCGCAAGCCGGGCGAGTTCCTGGAATGCCTGCCCAATGAAATTGCACTCAAATTGCTCAAGGCAACCGAAAAAGCCGCCGTGGAGGCGACCACCACGCCAGCCAGCAATGCCAAGGTCTCCAAGGAAGTGCAGAAGCTGGTGGACGAAAAGAAGGCCAAGGCCGAAGCGAAGGCCAAAGCCGCGTATGAACAGGAATGGCGCGACCAGCTGGTGGCCCACACCTGGGAATTGATGAAGCGGTCTGACGACATCGTCACAGCCTTCAATACCGAGGTGCACCGGTATGTGGCGCTCAAGGCAGCGCACAGTTTGAGCACCGACCAGTCGGCTAAGGTGAGCAAGCTGCTGGGCCTGGACAAGGTGGGCTCGCACAGCGCCCTGCTTGACCATATCAAGACCACCGACCAGCCCGACGCCATCCACATGCTGATGATCATGGTGCATGACAGCAGCGCCAACGACTTCAGCTATGACAACGGCGTCCGCGTCTCCAACGAAGGCATGCACCTGGTGTCTGGCATCGTGCACGGTGCCGCGCTCAAGTCCACCCTGCAGGACATTCAATCCGAAGCTCTGGCCAAGCATTTTCCCAAGGTCAAGACCGAAAAGGCAAAAGTCGCGACCGGCTCCGCTGCGCGGCCCGAGGTGGGTGCGGGAGGACAGCAGGACACCGCGACACCGAGGCTGCGCGCGCCGAAGCCCAAGCTGAGCGCCGAGGAAGCAACACAAGGCATCGCTGCCGCGATGCAAGGCCTTGAGGGGGCGTCTGCTGCGCCCAAGGGCGCAGTGGCGTCGCCCGCTAAGCCAGCCGGTGCGCCTGAGATCCGCTACCGTGGCCCCAACGGCGAGACGTGGACAGGGCGCGGGCTGATGCCCAGGTGGCTCCACGTCCTGGTGGTAGAAAACGGGCGCAACAAGGCCGAGTTCGCAGTCCCGCAAGAGCCGCCTCCCACAGTCGCAGATCCATTGCTGCAGTCGGCCATTGACATCGTGGTGCGTGAACAGAAGGCCAATGTGCGGCTGCTCAAGACCGAGCTGAAGGTAGGCACCACCAAGGCGATGGAGCTGATGGAGCAGTTGCAGCAGGCAGGCAAGGTCAGCGCGTGCGATGAGCGCGGTGCCCGGAAAGTGCTGGTGGCTGCATGAGCCGCAACAAGAAGCCTCGCAAGGCCTACCGGCCCCGGCCGGTCACTGCGCACACCATGGCCCTAGCGCTGCACTATGCCGCCAAGCCTGCAGCCGCTGATCGTGCCGAGGTGCTGGACATGTTGCGCACAGCGATCCAGGCGCTGCGCGAAGGCGTGGCCACCGAGCATCAATGGTCAATCGCTGCAGGCAGCGTCACGGTGGCCCTGGCGATCGAGCGCCAGGGCATTGTGCGCGGCCTGGAAGGGCACCTGCGCACAGCCGAGCAGGCGCTGCAGGACATCTACGACCGCGCCCTACGCACGGGCGGTGGACGCTGGGTGCGTGTCACCTTGTACTACCAGGAGCTGGACGCCCTGCAGACCTTTCTGGATCTGCATGCGTATCAAGTTCGCCAGCTCGGCCGCGCCGAGTTTCTTTCCGCGATCGACGCGGCCCAAAAACACACCATCGCCCAGGGCCACAACGCCGTCCTGGTGCACGACCTTGAAAGGCTTGCAGCATGACCGACCAATACGCCACAGCGGAAGAATCCGCAGCCGTCATGCGTCAACCAACGCAAGATGAGCAATGGCTGTACCAACAGCTCGACCGAATCGATATTGACCGCCACGAAATGGGCAGCGCTGGCGACACTCCCGCACTGGTCAAGCTGGTGTTTGAGCTGCGGGACCAGCTGCAGGCCATGGAAGCTGTCAAGGATGGCGCATACCTGGAGCGCAACAAGGTGGTGGCTGCGCTGGCCAAGTGCTTTCCATCCGGCAGGGGACGCACTGCGATTGAGGGCTGGAGCGATGACTGGCAAGGCTGCGTGTTCATCGACCTGCCCACAGGCCAGGCCAGCTGGCATTTCCACGCGTCGCAGATGCACCTGCTCGATGGCCTGCCGGAGCATCAAGGTACGTGGGATGGCCACACCACCGAGGTGAAGTACCAGCGCCTGGCTGACTTGCCCACTCAATGGGATGTGACGCAACGACCCTTGCGCATGTCTCCCGACATACTGACTTACAGCGGGCAGTACTTCGACTTCATGGAACCCGGCACCGTGGAGATTGAGACCATCGCCCACGCGCTGGCCCACATTTGCCGCTTCACGGGCCACGTGCGGGACTTCTACAGCGTGGCCCAGCACTCGGTGCTGGTGTCTTACCTAGTTTCTCCAGAAAACGCGCTGGCGGCCTTGCTGCACGACGCGGCCGAGGCCTTGATTGGCGACGTGGCTGCGCCGCTCAAACAGCTGCTGCCGGACTACGCAGCGATCGAGGCACGTGTTGACGCCGCCTTGCTGACTTCCTTCGGACTACCAACCACCTTGCCCGACGAAGTGAAACGCGCGGACCTGATCATGCTCGCCACCGAGCGCCGGGACCTGATGCCTGACCACCCGAGCAAATGGGACTGCCTGGACGGCATCGACCCCATGCTGGCCACGATCAAGCCCATGGGGCCCAAGTCGGCAAAGATCTGGTTTCTGCAGCGCTACTACGAGCTGGTGGAGACCGCTCAATGACCAGCACCACAAAGAATCCGAGTAAATGCGACTGTCTGAACCGGTGCGGTGATGACCCGTGGTTGAAAGATGGCAGAGCAGTGCCCTGCGACAACCTGGTACGACAGCGGGAGCAGGAGCATCAACGGGCTCTGGAGACCGTCCGCGTCAATTTGCTCATGCAGCAGTACGGTGTCACCACTGTCTATGACCTGATCGAACACTTGCACGGCGAGGTGAAACGCCTGCAAGAGCTTGAGGCAAACCCATGAGCACCGTCAAGATCAACGTCACGCTGCTCGGTCGCACGGATCTCGCCATCCTGGTCAGCGATGGCCAGCGTGAGGCATGGGTACCGCTCAGCCAGATCGAGGAAGAGATCACGGAGCCCACCGGTCACTTCGGACTGATGACCACCACGGCCATCGTCGTGCCCGATTGGGTTGCCCGCGAGAAAGGCCTGCAGCAGCTCAACCAGGACGAAAACACGCTGGATCTGTTTGGAGGCGCGGAATGACGTTCCCTGCCAGCCTGGCAAAGCTCTACGTCGCCCAAGCAGGGCAGAAATACACACCTTCCAACGGTACCGAAGGTGAAGTGTTCTGGGCCAACTGGTGTTGCCAGTGCTCCAAAGACAAAGCCATGCGTGAAGGCGCTCCCCTGGAAGACTGCGACGACAACGAACGTTGCGACATCCTCGGTGCGTCATTCCGTGGTGAGGCCAAAGAGTGGGTGTATGGCCCGGACGGTCAACCGATGTGCACCGCCTTCCATGAATTTGGCACGCCTGTTCCATACCGCTGCCCTGAAACCAATGACATGTTCGGAGGCCACCCATGATCGGCACACAACCAGTCGGAACTATCAGTGGCGTCGTCATTAGCGCCGTATCCCATGAAGGGCTGAGCGTCACGGTCGACGGCAAACCAGCCAGGCTGGCGATCCTCACCGATGACGGTCAGGTCATTGCTGCCGGTGACCAAGTCGCCAAGGAAGCCGAGGCGGTGGCCTTGAACTGCTATCGCAACTTCCTCAAGGGCCAGGGCTATCTGCGCGTCAACAGCGAGCCGATCGCGGCCAAGTAATTCAGGCACGGCCACCGCCTGTTTATGGTGGCCATCACATTGAGGAAGAACCATGCCCGAGAAATTCAAATTTGAACTGAAGCAACAAGTGACGATCGCCGTTAGTGGCGAACAAGGCACCGTGATCGGCCGCGCCGAGTACGAGCATTCCGAAAACACGTACTGGGTTCGCTACAAGTCGGCGGACGGCCGTGCAGTGGAGAGCTGGTGGAGCGAAAGCGCACTGACCTGAAATCCTTGTCCATCAACTTGTAACGAGAGACCTATGCGCACCCTTGAAGATCACAAAGTAAACCCGGCGAACGACACATTGACCATTCGCGTTATGGACGATGCAGGCAGTGGCGGTGCTAATCACGCCTACCTGATATCTGGTTTCGACAACACGACAAACCCGTCAGATCCTGATGACCAAGACGCCAACACAACGCTGATTCTTTTTCAGAATGGGCCAATCGCTGAAGTTGGCGTAAACGGTGTCACGCACGAAGCACTGCTTGCAGTGGTCGCAGACCGTTTGCGCAGCTTTCAAAAAGGCCCTTTTGCCTGCAAAGCAAATGCCTGCGCCTTAACTCACATCGAGGAGGCCATGCATTGGCTGCAGCAGCGAACCATCGAACGTAGGCGCCGTGGCGTTGAAGGTACGCACACGATCTGA